TGAAGGTTTGTAATTTGTAGCACCTAAATATTTAATATTAAATGCTCTCAAATGATTTAAAGTGTACTCTTTCGGATTGTTTCCTATTCTTATTTTGTATCCGTTCATTGTTTTTTATCCTTTGTTTGTTATTAATAAAATTATTTAAAGTCTTTATGAGTTATTTTAATATTAAATTCTTTTAAATTTTCTTTTAGTTCTTGATATTCGTCAAATGTATTACTATTAAAAATTGGTTGTTCGTGTCTTTTGTCATAGCATACATACCAATAAATCAACCAATCTTTTTTTCCCTTTGCTTTATCAATGCAGCACTTAAAAATTTGATAAGTAAAATCTTTATCTTTTTTAATAACTGCTCTTTTAATTTCGTCTTTTTTCATTGTTTGTTTTCCTTTGTTTGTTAAAAGATCTTTTAAATATTAATTAATATTAAAGCAATGTAGAAAAGAAAGAAGAAAAACAAAGTACCAATAAATTCAAATACATTAGTTAATAATTCTTTTCTTTTTTGCTTTTTGTAATAATCTAAATTTTCAAAATACTCTATATAACCCTTTATTTTTTTATTCATTATTAACCCCATTTTTTGTTATAATACTTTTTAGATTGTTTATTCCTGCATTCTATTAATTTATTTTGTATGCCTTCTAAATAATCATTTTTAAAACCTTTTTCCATTGTTAGGTTGTAATGTTCAATTCTTTCTTGTAATTGAAATATCAAACTATTTATTTCTTTTTCTGTTAAACCTACATATACTATTCTATCTTTCATTTTAAAACCCTTCCTTTGTTTGTTTGTTTAGCCTTCGGCATAGAACAAGTTATAACACTTTTTTTTAATATGCAAACAATTTGTTTAGTATTCTTTAACATTTCTTTTTATATGGTGTTGACCAATTACATTGCATACACCACGCCGCAATTTTTTAAACGGCAACTATATTTTGTTCCGTAGATCTTCGCTTCGCTCAGATCTTCAAGGAAAGATTTAAATATTTTTTTTCTTTTATGTTGCTAGGTTGTTTTATGGGGCTAGGGGGGACAAGGTTAAGACAAGGGCGTCCTATAGCAATCCTTGCAAAACCATCGTTAATGACTAACTATAAATAGTAATAATTTAATACAGTATATTTAAGAATCAAGATTTTAAAAAATTGTCGTAAACGACTAATATACAATAAGATAACTACGAGAGTTAAAGTATTACTTTAAGGTAAAAAATATTAGATTACCAATCCAAGATTTTGAGGGTTTTTTATTGGTATTTGACACATATTATTGGTTAAATTGTGTGTATGCCAAGATATGATTATAAATGTTTAGAGTGCGATAAAGTTTTTGAAGTCGAACAAAAAATGACTGACGATCCACTAGAAGAATGTTTGTGCGAAAATGAACAATTTTTAGTAAAAAGAGTCATTTCTAAGCCAACATTGGTCATAAATGGTGCAGGTTCAATGCCAGATCGTAAATTATACAAAGAATTGGATATAGATTAATGTTTGATTATTGCTCATTAGTACAGAAAAAATGTTCCTATGCTTCTAAGTATGGAAACATAACTTATTGTGGGTTACACACAGGAAACAAAGAGCAGAATAGAGTTGATTACATTACGGTTTGTCCAAAAGAAAAAATAAAAAGGAAGTAGTTATGCCGTATCATAAAAAGAAAAAGAAAAAAGGTAAAAAGAAGTAATGCCGAAACATAAAAAAACACGCAGAAAAGCACCACGAGGGTATCATTATATGCCAGATGGTAGACTAATGAAAAACTCTGCTCATAAAAAGCGTAAGAAGAAAAAGAAATGAATGTTACTACCAGCACAGCCAGAAATTTTATACCCAAACGATTATTTGGACAACGCAAGAAGTCTATTAAGCAAAAGCTAAAAGGTAGCCCTTTAAAGAAAAATATTATTTTGAAATACGCCAAATGAGTGACAAGAGTATATTTAATAAATCCAACGGAGCAGGGAAAGGTGATGTGCCAAGACCATTGAGTATATCTAAAAAAGAATACGAAAAGCGTTGGGAAAAGATATTTGGTAAAAAGAAAAAAGGTAAAAAGTAATGTGGGAATTATTTAAAGATAAGAACGAGTACAACGAAAAGAATATTATTGGATTTTTATCCTTTGCATTGATGTGTGTTTTCGGCATCGTGGATTTAGCAATGGGTATTATTGGAATAGAACTAATGGTCAACGATTATATTTATAACTCGTTCGTCTGGGTAACACTCGGTTCATTTGGAATCGCAGGAGCAGAAAAAGTCTACAAGAAATGAGAAAGTCATTATTTAAAGACCGTGCCATAAAACGAAATGGTGCTAAAAAAACTCGACAAGGTAAAAGCACGAATACAAAGTATGGAACAAAAGGTTCTAAGAAGTATTATAAAAAGAAATACAGAGGACAAGGTAAATGAGTAATATAGAACTCAAGAAAGCCAATCAACTTGCTGCTATTGATTTATTAATTCATAATCCAGAGTTAAACAAAAAACAAATAGCCGAGAAACTGCAAGTAAGTCCACGCACAATACATAGTTGGTTTGCCGATGATCGTTTTGTGGAAATGTATTATAAGAAGTATATGATTTCTTTTAATGCAAAGCTACCGATGGTATTAAATAGTATGATTCGTGAAGCTGTTGAGGGGAATGTCCAGGCAGGGCGTCTGGTATTAGAACATTCAGGGAAACTCGTTAGAAATATTAATGTGACCGTAGATAGTCCATTCGAGAAGTTCTTAAAGGCAGAACAAATAGACGCAGAGGATATTATAGACGCAGAAAGCGAAGAGGTTACCGAAATACTGGATACACTTCCAGAGAGAAACCCTATAAACGACAAACCGAAGAAGCGAGATATAAAAGAAAAGAAAGCAGTAGAAAGAATAAAAGAGGGTAAGCCACCATCAAGGCAAAAGAAAAGAGAAGATAGAGCATCTCGATATGCTTTATTGCAGAGAGCTAAGAAAGTAGGGTTAGATCCATTGCCATCAAGGCGTCCGACAAATAGTGAAAGGCGTAAGTGGTTAGAAAAGTTAGCAGAGTTAGAGTCTAAGAAAGACCATACTCGTCAGGCATAACATTATATTTTTCAAATATTTCTGACATTTCCATTGAAATAAACATTATATCATCTACAGATATATCTTCTTGGTGTATTTTTTTATTAGGAGCTACCTTAGAACAGATAAAGCCAAGTAAATCATTATTGGCTTCAGAGATTCTTCGTAGTTCTTTTACCATTTTGTACAGTTCTTTGATTAAATCGTCCATTAGTTAAGTTTACGCATACTCGTTGAAAGATTCTTCATAAAATCGTCCAAAAACGAATCTATTTCTGCTTCTATCTTTTCACCAAGTATTTCGTATGCTTCTTCTTCAGAAGAATAAAAGAACTTTCTTTGAGGTATTAAACCATATCTACCTTTAAATCCTTTAAATGAACCATTATCTCTTTTGATACCAGTGTGTGTTTCTTTTAAATGATTAGCATAATCGCCAAGTGGACTTCCTATTGAGATAGACAAATCTTTTGATACTGGAGTTTTTTTGAAACTGCTTTTCAATGCACCAGAATCGTCCATAATGCGTTTGTTTTTATTCTCTTTAAATCCTTGTTTGTATCGTTCAGTTAGTTTAGCAAAAGGTTTTCCAGTAATATCTTTTTCAGTTGCAAATGTTTTACGAACTTTTGACAATGCAAAATTAGCTATCTTGTTTAAGCGTGAGGATATTAATTGAGTAACTACCCTTTTTTGAACTTTGTTGAAATTAAAATTAACTTTCGTCTGAATCTTGACTATCATCTTCTACCACCTCTACTTCATTAACTAATTTATTAGCTGCAATAATTTGTTCTGCATCTGCAACAGTTAAATCTTTGTTTTCTTCTGCTAATAACTGTGCTTGTGTAGTTAAATTATGTTTTAGCTTGTATTCATTCAACATAATCTTGTCTTGAGGAGTCATAGGATATTCAACTTCAGAGAAATCTACTTTAAATTGAGAAACTTCTGGTAATCCCAAATTATTAATTTGAGATAAAGCATATTCTACTTTGTAGAAATCTTTTTCGTATTGGCGATACAATTCTTTATCATCAATAAAATCTTCGTGTCGTTCTAAGTCTTTAATCATTAAAGAGATACCACTTGGTACTTCACCACCTGATTGTGCGAAAGTAACGAATAGATGATTATTCAACGCCACTAATTCTATTTGCCATTTAATATTTTCAATAACAGCTTCTACATTACCTTCTGGAGAAACAATATCATAAGTGCTACCTTCAGGTAAAGTTAAAATTTCATCTGATCCTGCTCTTACATTAGAGTTGTCAGAAATAAGTCCAGTTACTACTGGTTGTCCAAACATTTGGAATCGTAGTCCTAATTGCATTTCAGTCATTGTAATATTGATATGCTCATTAGCAGATACTAAGTCTGATGCACCTTCTACAAAGAAAGAGTCTAATTGCTCTTCTCTGTGTGTGAATACAAAAGGTAATACACCCAAGTTGTGTTGTACCTCTTCCAGAATATCACCGTTCTCGTTGAACTTTAAATGTAATTCACTATCCCAATAAGCATACATTAGCTCATCTGTATCAGATAAGTCTGCGTGTCCGTGCATCATTGGATATACAATCGCTTCTGGTCTATATGGATTGTCACCAAAGTATGGTTCAAAATAATAAATAGGTCTGTATTCAAAGCGTTGTTCCATCTCATCATACATTACATAAGTTGCAGTAGAACCAAGCAAACGAGTCATTCGTTCCATTTGTTTCATACGAGCATTCTTTACAGAAGTTAATTCTAAGTATTTATCGTTTACATTTCTTTTTGCACCGATAGTATAAATCTTGGACATACGATTAACAAATTTTTTCACGATATTGGTATTGTAATGTGGAATTTCTTGGAATGCGTCAGATTTAAAATATCCTTCGATGTATTGTTCGGTTAAAGAACCAGAATAGTAATCTAAAAACTTTCTTACTTCTTCTCTACGAGCTTTCGCTTGTTCTTCTTTAAAGTGAGTTAATGAGTCTTGTATAATTTCTCGTGCTGTTAAAACCATCAAAGTATTCCTTTTTATCGTGATATTCTTCCAATGAAGTTACTTCTAATTGGAAATCTATTCAATATAAAATATCGGAAGGCGTCACAACCGTGTTCATAGAATCCATCTTTGATTGGATTGTTAGAAATAGCTTTCCCTTCTACTGCTTCTGGAAATCTATATCCTTCAAAATCTTCTGCAATACCTACACATTTTTTATCGACTTTAATTCTGCGTAATCCATCTGCATTTTCAAAGAATCCACGACAATAGCTTACCCCAGATTGTATATCACGAGATAATTTGTCCATACGATATTCTACATAAATTCCGTGTCTGCGTAAGATATGGATATCACCTAAACCAGATTGTCCTTGCACAAAGCTACCTGCTGGATCACCATAATAAGTAATCACTGGATAATTCTTTTTCTTTATCATCTCTGCTAATTTATCAGTTGGAATATTGCGTTCGTGAATAATTTCATCAATAATATTAATATGCCAATTCCCATCTTGCTTATAGGTTTGAAACCATAATACCGATGGCATTCTAAATCCAAAGTCCATTGAACAATAAGTAGGTAGGTTTTCCTGGTATGGAACTTCACCCATATCCTTCTGTCTATCAAATGGATACACTCGTCCTTCCATAGAAGTAAACTTGGCTGCAAACTCCTGGTCAAATAATTCTTTGGACATATTTCTTTTTCGTTCCATTAAGAAAGAATCTTTCTCGCCATCTGGAAATGCGTGTTCGTTTTCCCAACTTGGAGATTGTACTGAATACCATTTAGGATCTGTTTGCCCTAACAAGTACAAGTCATATATCCAATTAAACCCTTCAGGTGTAGTAATAAAAATAGCTTTCCCTTTTCTATCAATTAAGGTAGGAGATAAATACATATCCCAAATCTTTCTTGGCATCTTTGCTGCTTCGTCAATAATTAATAAGTCTACACCTTCTCCAACTAATGAGTCTGGATTTTCACAAGACATACCTTCTACTGTTGTTCCCCACTTGAACTTAATATATTGTTCTTTTTCTGATGATAGTT